GAAATTGATCTTTCTTTAGACACAATCTTTTCTGGTGAACACTCACACTTGTATTCATATACTGGCATTACTTACCGCTCTTTTTTCTCTTCTCTGCTAAGGCAACAAAATCTTTGACCTTAGTTTCTCCCATGTATCCCCACGCATAACCATCTTCAATCATTTGTTCGTTAACAGACTTAGTGTTTCCATCAAGGTACACCCAGCCTAGAATACGACCATACTTCTCAGAGCTGTCTGGCTTTTCTGTTTTTACAACAATGTCTTTAGCATCTTTGAACTTAGATTTAAGATACTCTTTTGATTCTAAGCCTAATGTTTTTTCAAGTTTATCTGTTGTTCTAGACTCTGGTGTGTCGATGCCAGCTAGTCTAAGTCTTTGAGAATATGAAATGCTGAATCCAAGATCAATATCAACATCAATAGTATCTCCGTCCACTATCTTTGTTACCTGCTTAACTCTGTATTCAAACATAACTCTCCTTAAATTTTAATGAGCAGTTTCGGGACGTGCTCAGGTCCATCCTTCGGGTAGCGACCCGAATAGTCTGCGACTCCCCAGTGACGGGGTGCAGATCTCTATTATACTATTTATTTGATCTTGATAGTCTTTGGCTTCTTGTCTTCAGGAACCAGCCTAATAATATTAATATTAAGCATTCCGTCCTTAAGAGATGCACTGGATACTTCCATGTACTCTCCTAGAGCAAAAGACCTTGTGAATTTACGTGCAGCGATTCCTTTATGCAAAACTTCTGCGTCGGTGATCTCGGTAATTTCTCCAGAAATAACCAATGTTCCGTTATCTACAGATAGACTAATGTCTTCTTTTGTGAATCCTGCAACCGCAAGAGATACCTGATATGTATCTTCGTCTAGCTTTAGTACATCGTATGGTGGATATGATTGGCGTGATGCAGCATTGTGCACGTTAGCCATTCTTTCAATTTCACGATTAAAGCCAATAAAAAAAGGATCCTTGAAAAGATCCCATGTATATGTTGTTACCATATTATTCCTCCTTCAAGCGAATAAGTTAATTTATAGGACCCCTAATGGGCATCCTAATATAATTATATCATAATTTTTAATCGTTTGGAATATCCCTAAATGTAGTAGGGTCTATTTCTATCATGCCCATTTCTTTAGCCAACTTTTGTCCTTCTGGACTCAAATGTATTGTTGCCTGCAAATCTTCATCGTACTCAATTTCTGCAAGTCCCGCCTCATATAAATTCATTAAAGATTTATCAACATAATCAATATGGGACTGCCATAGCTCAGGAGCATATTCTTTAGCCATTTCCTGATCTATAGAATAAATCATTTCGCCACTCTCGTCCATACCCTCTAAATTAACAACACCTATTTCCAAATAGTAAGCAAGTAGCCCGTCGTCATCTTTATCTTCAAGACTCATTTACAGTTCCATCCTCATTTTTATCTATAGTTGTTTCTACTAACTGCTGAACGTATTCAGAAAAATGTTTTCTAACACTTCCCATCGGCCTTGACCCAGAAGACTTCCATATTCTTTTATACTCCACAACATTAGAAAAGGTTGTGGGACATAGCGGGGTGCCGTTATACTCTTTTAAAACTGTAGGAAGTGGCACGTGCTTGCCGCAACACTTACATTCTTTTGCTCTTTCTTGATATATACTCATACTATTTCCATTCCGTCTAATACATCTGATAAGTTTTTGGGCATCCTCGGTGGTCTTATCATGTTCATTACTATTTCATCTTCTTCTTTTTCTCTATCCCACTTCAAAGAGCTGTAGGTATGTATATCTATCTCTTCGTTGTTCTGTGGCCTACTTCTACTAATTGCGTTATATACAGAACCGCAAACAGCATCGGCCAAGTCTTTAGATCCTTTTCGTGGGTGATCAACCCTGTCTCTCATAATTTTTAATTGAAGCAATTCATCTATAAGTAATTTAATTGCAGGTCCGCTCAATCTATCTTCTGCAACAACCATTGCCATGTCGTCATAATGTTTCTTTGCAACCGACAATGTTTCCGTATTTATACCATATTGTTTTAATTGCTGCATCATATCGTGAGAGTTCCATCGGTCAAATGTACAGACACGTATCTTAAATCCTTTTGTCCTAAGAGACAAAATATAATCTTTAACTTCTGTAAAGTCTACAGACTTATCTGGAGTAGGTGTCCAGTATCTAACTGCATCAACTTCAACAATAGGGGCTGGCTGAGAATATGTATCAGTTACTTTTACATTTACCCATTTCTGTACATGTGCCATTGCAACCGCACAATGGTCATGTTTTTGTGCCAGGTCTACGTGAAGAAAATATTCTTTATCTGGATCTGGTGCAAACCAATTTTCAAATCTTCCGAACTCATCTACTGCTAACGACATATTGTTAAATGCTTTTTCAATTTTTTCACGAGACTTAAAGAACGCATCAATTGCCTCTGATGGCATGCAGGCAAATCTTCCTAGCGCATCTGGAGCATTTTTATAGAAAGCAACTTTAAAATCATCTATGCTTCGTGTAGGATTTATATCCCAAGTTGGTCTACGCAGAGCATACATCCTAGGATACTTGTAAGACAGGATATGGTCTTCTTCCCACTCAATATCAAACTCATTACCCTCTGTTCCGTCTGCCAGAGCATCGTCTAGTTTAAAATGATGTGTTCTGGTTACCGTTTCTTTTTCAGCTACTACGTCGTCATACCTTTGTTGTATATAGTCGTTCTTGTATCTTGGGAATGATAGTAGAATCACCTTGCCGTAGTCTGGAAAACGTGAGTCTACAGAGGCACGATACATCTCATAGATAAGACTTCCAGTTTTTGCCTGCTCATGACCAGTTGTATTCTCTACGCTAAAGCCAGAGATTTCATCAAGGATGACTACAATTACGTTGTATCCTTCCCATGCCTCACGCTCTGAGTGACCTGAGTGTACTGTAATGTTTTTATTAAATTTAATTTCAGAAGCTTTTTCTGTGTACTTTCCAACAAACCAAGGGGACTTGTCAATACGTGTTCTAAACCCTTTAAAGAAAACATTGTTCGCCTGCTGTGCGTTAATAGCAATATTAATAATATCAATGGAGTCCCCAGGCGGCTTGCCATAATAAGATGCTGGGTCTTTAAGGCACAATAGTAAATATACTATATAGGCTACTGATATGGTTGAGCAATAGTCTTTTCCAGAACCCTTACCTAATTGAGCAACAATTTCGTTAGCTGTTTGCTTAAACATTCTAACGCCTTCTTCTTCACCAAACAGTTTAACAAGTGTAGACTCTTTATAAATCTGTGAACTTTTTTCAATAAGAGTATACTGATATTCTGATAGGGGTGGCAGGCCCAAGTAGTCTGGACTCTGTACAAATGCTCTTAGATCTACTGGGCGTTCATCAAACTCTTCGCCATCTAAAATATCAATTAGATCATCAAAATTAAGATCCACTTGTAACCTCCGCATCAATAATAACAGGCTCAACTATTCCAGTTATTTGAGAAAGGCGTTTTGCAACCTCCATTTTACACTTAGGGCAGGTAGCCGTAACTTCTTTTAATATTTTTACTAAAATGTCTTGTTTTCTTTCTGTATCTGCAATCTGTGTTGCAAGTTCTGCATTGTCAAGAAGTCCGACCTCTTGCAGCATGCCAATTCTTTTTCCTTCAATATCGGCAATGAGCTTTAGTGCTCCTGATTTAACATTTAATTGTCCCGCCTGATCTGCATCTTCAACAGTTTTCCATGCTTCTTTAATGAGCATAGCGTAGTGTTGGTCTGCTCCAGAGATAGCCTCTTTAGCCCTCTCACGAGCCGCTGTGTCGTTGTGTACAACGCTCTTCCACTCATCTATCAACTCAACCACTTCGGCTCTCTTAAAGCCTGTGACGGTTGCAATTTGGGTTGGGTTGTTTCCCTTAAGCAGTTCTGAGACTACCATATTCATGCGATCAAAATGATCGGCTAATTCAATTTCGGACATATATTAGAGTATACTCTTAGTCGACTAAAAAATCAAGTGGATTTAGCTATTTTATATAGAATTAGGTATCCAATTAAATCATCGATATCATTATCCCCAGCGTATCCTTGGTTATTCTTTACTCTATTTAGTTTATCATCTATTCTAACCTTTAATTGTTCTGTTGAATCCGCCGTTGAAAATATTCTGGCTGGATCCAAGGCTGAGTTGCCATATGATATATTCTTATCAATTAACATATGTGCAATATCGTGGCATGTTGACCATATCTGATTACCTGCTGGTGCACCAACAGATTTTAAATATAGGTCGCTACAGTTAAAATTTGACACATCTTCAAACACTGGTCGTAATTTCATTCCATCTCCTTGTATAATTGTTTAAGTCCTCTTAGCGTTCCAATATCCATATACTGTCCGCCTGGT